GGAATGAACGAGTTCAGAGAACAACTGCGAGCCCAGGCTAATACATTCGTTACCCGTGAAATAGCAGATACCCGTTATATGGCAATGGAAGATAGACTAAGATCCCTTGAGGATAAAAGAAGCAATTTGGAAGGCCGTATGTGGATAATACCAACGGTCATCATAATTATACAGATCATTATAATGATTGTGTCATTTATAAAGCCAGGAAGTTGAGAAAGATTTTAAAAAATAACATGACTGATCAAAAGAAAAAAGAGCTGGATTATTTGCGCCACGTTATTCTAAATGGCACAGCCATTATCCTGGGCTCATTAAAAGAAGTGGAAGATCGCATTTTCATGATGTCATCTGCAGTTAAATCTTATCAACAGAAATGGGAAGAGGAACCGGATAATGAAAATTGATTATCCCATGGTGAGAATTCTAAGATTGAATGAGGATCATGACCTCGGGACCTTTGGCGTATTGTTGATTCAGGCAGAGCCTTTTTGTGTGACGCTCGAACCGTCGGATCGGCTTAATAGACAATTTGTCAGTTCAATTCCGGCCCAGCAATATTGGTGTAAAAAGCATTATTCGCCTTTATTCCACAACACTTATAAAATCCTCGATATCCCGGAGCGAACAGGTGTTCTTTTTCATCCTGGCAATAGCGTTACCGATACGGAGGGCTGCATTATCCTGGCTCAATATTGGGGTAAACTGCACGGTAATAGGGCCGTGCTTAACTCGGGGAATACCTTCAAGGAGTTCTTAAAGATCATGGAACCTTTTGAGATGTTCCACTTAACAATTTCAACTCATTATTGATAGGAGGTTTAAAATGGTAAAAGAGAAAAATTATTTGATTTATTCCATTGTTTTCCTGTTTGCTGCTCTGGTCCTGGTTTCGATCTTAGTCTCTACTCAGGGTTGTACGACAACTGTTGGTCAGAAGCCAATACTCACAATGCAGGACGTGAAATCACTGGCACCGGTAGACCTGGCTGATTTCGCCATCAGTTTATACAATAAACGGGCAGATTGGTACAAGGATAGAATCAGCCATTGGGACACGCTGACCGACGACCAGCAGAAACAGGCGAAGAGAGATTATACGTTACTCTGCGAGTCATGGGGCATCATTGACTTGTATGATCGGCTTGTGACAGCAGGACAACCGTCGGAAGACATCCGAATCGAGATTTATCGATTCATGGAGAAATATTTAGGAGGTGAATAATTATGCCATACGCAAAAATACTTATTGCAGCCCTTGACATTTATTTTGCTATTAGTGAAAAGATGAATAAGACGAAGGAAGAGCAACTTGCATTTTACACAGAACAGCGGGTAAGGTTCCGAAATGAGAATAGGCCAGAGAATCTGCCCAAACCGCCTGAGATGGAGGTAAAATGATATGGAAAAGATTCAAACAGAAGAAACATATACAATAAAGGCATATTTATTGTATAAGCTGGATCGGACTATTGCTATCCTGGGGATTGTGGGTCTTGGTGTGTGGGCGCTAAAGATCGGGACTGGGGAGTCCATACAGATTGCGATGGCGGCTATCGGCGGGTTAGTTGGATACGTTGGGGGTAGGACAAGCGCTAAGTGACATTTCTTTTTATTGAGATGCAGGCGATATCAATATCCAGTGTCCCGAAAATAGACCGGATCACGTTTTTGTGGGTCGATCCAAATAGAGATCCATGTTGTTTTTGGAATTTCCAAATTTGCCCTTTCATGCGGTCGTGTGAGCCATACCCCTTTGACAAAATTACATCCCTACCGATGATACAGGTTGATTCATTCCATCTGGGGCCATATCGACGCAATTCCTCGGCTTTTTTGCCGGATCTAAACGCGTCGTAATGTTCTGTTCTTAACGGTATAAATAATGGTCTCATTCTTTCATCCATGCATAACGTTAAGATCAGCGGCGGCTTTAGCCGTCCGGCTGAATTGATTGGTTAGCTTTTTTAATTCTATTCCTTACGATTCTGAGCATACGTGTAAGTTTTTCTTTTTCTTCCCCTGAAGAAACACGCCGCTTTACACGCAAGGAGTATTCTCGCATTTTCCATTTTTTTAATGACATCGTTTGTATCCTTTCAAAAGATAACGCCGAACTCACCGGCATGACCGGTGAAGTGATTGGTTAGACTTTAAGAATGCTACCCAATGCGTTTTTTGTTTTTTCCCCGTGCCATGCCCAGGGCTGTTTTATTGACAATGCCCGCATCTTATTTCTCCTTTGCCATCATTTTCCCTCTGTCCTCCTTTTAATATCCGGTCCAAGTTCCTTGTGGCCTTAATGTCTGATAGCGCATCATGGGCGTCTATCTCTATTCCAAATTGTCTGCACATCGTTTCGAGTTTGTAATTTGGAGCCCGGAAACCCCTTACAATCCTTTCCGCGATTAGGCTCTGTACGTCGTATGTGACACTAAAGAACCAGCTCCCAAAATATCTGTCCCCAAGTTTCACGAACAATGCTCTTAGGAAATCCATGTCAAACCTGACGAAATATCCTGCCATGACAAATTTATCGAATTTATTGAATTTATCAACATACTTCGCCAGGCGTGTTTGGAGCTCCGCCATGGATACTTCTGGTTCAGGAAACTCCCGTATTTCAAGTTCTGTATATCCATGAATATCGAGGGCATCTTGTTCAATCTTGTCTATATCCCCTGGCCTTAAGAACAGATTTATTTCGTCCTGGACCACATCGTCTATCTCCACCAGGGCGGCAATCTGGATCAGCCCGTTTCTGTGCGGATCAACGCCTGTCGTTTCACAATCAAACCACAGGATCTTTCCCATCTTCCGCGATTATCCCTCCCTCCCTGAGATCCGCGCTATGAACTTGTCAAAATAATCCGGAAATTGGTACGAGCGCATAACGTCCGCTTGGAACGACGAATAGGCGATGCCCTCCATGTGCGCCTGTTCCCGCATGAATATTTCAAAATCAGCGATGGTCCACTCGACGCCGGACTTATCGAACTTCAACACGGACTCGACGGAGTTCACGTAACGGGTAAGTAGATCCACTTCCTCGTCATGGTGTTCCATAATGCCCTTGCCGGCTTCCTGCGCGTGTGATTCTCCCAGGTTGTTGCTTTCTGTCCCCTCTTTGTGAACATTAGGGTTACTGAATGGCGGGGCTGCATCTGCGCCGCCTACGCCGATCGCTTGCGTTTCCTCTTGCGGAGGCGCTTGTTGTTTTTTTAACGGAGCAGGGAAAGTCTCTCCCGGGTAAAAGGCATCGAACCTCTCTTTCAGTTTAGCTAAGACTTCCTCGGGATAGTCTTCGTAGATATGCTTGATATTTTGGGTAACAAACGCCTTAAGACCTGTTTTCCCGCCCGACCCGACTCTTAAGTTCCAAAACTCTTTGATAAGGGCTTCATTCGCATCCGGCGCTTTACCGTTTCCATTTTCCTTAGCCTTTGCCGCCTTTAATGTCGCCAGACGAGCATAGACGGCCCTGATAAAGGATTCAGGTGCTTTAAGGGCATTTTCCTCTACCCACTTTTCGGTTTTCTCCTGTTTCTTTGCTATGTAGGATATGAACTCCTTAATTGCAGCAACCGGGATGCCCGACTGTGTGCTTATGGCCTTTGCCACGTCTGCCGGTGGCCTGGTCGATGGCTTTCCTTGCGGTCCTTCTGGCCCTTCCGGCGCTCCTGGCTCACCTGCCGGCGGTGCCTCCGCTCCATTAAAATCAAATGCGCTGGGCATGGGTAGCTCGTCGATCCTGCCCATGCCTAACTGCGTCCGTTGTAGCTCTGCACGATCATCCAGTTCCACGGCCCTTTCCATTTCGATACACTGGGGCTCCAACTTACAGTGTCCCTTAATTACAGTTTTCAAAAACATATCGTCCTCATGTTTTCCCCAAACGGACTTTTTTCCGTCCTTATTCCACGCCTTACTGTATGTGTCCCTAATAAAAAGTATATCTGAAGTCGGCATAAATCTCCGGCTCCGAATTTCATCGCCGACTTTCCAAATGTCATAGGCGCCGATCTTCGCGCTTTTCTCTCGGTCCGGTCCGAACTTGGGCTTATGGTGCAACCGCTCATTATCTCCCCATTCGATATCGAACTCGTCAACCTCATAAGCGACGTGGCCGGTTATGGTGATATCTGCGAACCGTCGCGCCACTTCCATCAGGCCTTTATACATTAACTGCAACTGGACCTCTCTCCCATATGGGATCAAGGCCGCTTTGCCAAAGACGGGTTCGATCCCTACTTGCGCGGCCTGGATCATACAGCTAAGCAGCGACTGTTTGGTACAATCCATCAATGCTGGGTTCTGCATCATGGCCGAGTAAAACAGCCTTATAAACCGGTCCGCCCGTAACCACTCTGGCAGGGCCGCCACGAGTTGCCTCATAGTTTCCGGCTCCTTCATATAATCCCTGATTGATATTGCCTTTTCCTGTAACTCTGCCATTCTTTCTGTTTCGCTTTTGTAATCTCCCATCTGTTCGGATCTCCTTTCCTTTATTTTTTATGTTATGTAGTGACAAATTCCCTATCAATATCAAGCCCATAATAACCCCGTATTTCTGGTAGCCCATAGGCAAGCGCCAATTTGTGACACTCTTTTCTGGCACCCACAGTGGATTGATCTTTTTGTATCCCTTCGCCTACCGAAAATACTATCATGGTTTGTCCGGGCATCCACCCGCGTTTCGCTAAATTTACGAGCTTATCAAAATCCTCCTGAGTGGCTTTCACTCCTGTTTTCTTCATTTCATTTCTCCTTTTTTATCCCGGTCTTGTGACCGGCATTTTATCCTAAAAGATAATGTAAACCGGTTACCCCCGTGTAACGACTGTTTCTTTTTCAAAGATTTTAACGCCAGGGATATCCCTTTTCCCCATTCGGACAGAATCATTGATTTTCTTCATATCCGGTGAACACCATTCTCTTGGAACTTCTTTCTCATTGACGACCTCGGCTGTCCATACCTTACGCGAATAAACCGACGCGCCTGAGTCTCCCCTGAGAACTGTCGCGGGTTTTGGTGCTTGAATCGGTGCAACCTGCGGGGCTTTTATCCCCAGTTCCTTCGCCTGCTCGTTTAGGTTTTTTTGCAGTTTCTTTGATGCTTCATCGATCATTTTTTGCTGTTTCGCTTGCTCTATCTCTTCCTGTTTTTTGAACTGGAATAATTTTTGATTGATGATGTTTTTTGCATTGGTCACTGCCTCTGTGATCCGCTTCTTTGGGCCGTTAATCGCGGCGGTCACTTTCTTATACGGTTCTAAAAAATCTTCGCATTTCTTTTTGACCTGTTTGGTGACTTCTTGGAGCTGGCCACTGATATTCACTGCATCCGCGCTTTCTTCCGCCGTTGTGATCTTAAGGGCGTTTGCCTGGTTAATCAATGCCGTGCCCTTGGTTTCCAGGGCTTTTAAGTCGGCCATAACTGCACGGGTGTCGAACCTTGCGAGTCCTTTGGGAACCTCGGCGGGTACGCCTGGGAACCTGGTCGCCCTTTCCTCCTTGTTTGATTCCATTTCAAGAATCTTCTCAAAGTCCATGCTTTACCTCCCTTTCTTCCTCCCTATTGGCTAAATGCTCTATAAGCCCCAAGGGCTAATAAAAAATCGTTAAAATAATCCGCGTGAAACTCCGTGTATTCCCTGAAGCTGGGAGTCCCGCCGGTGGGTGAGAGCATAAGGGATCCGCAACGGGTGATGGGTAGCCCAAAGGCCTCGTGTTTCATTATAGAAATACCACTATGACTTTCTACCAAGTGCCAGTATGCGGCCACCTGTGACCGCCAGGTCTTTCCTTCAGTGACCGGGCTTTTCCAATCTATTACCGTTAAACCTTCTTCCCCGCGAAAGATACCGCACCAATCTAAAATCCCGGTGTAACCATAGCAGGTACAGTGGAGTTTTTCTTCGATCAGGACCGTGGTCTCGATCATTTCCCGTTTGAAAATCAGATAACTTTTCCAGTAGCCCTCAATCTCAGGAGTGATTAAGGCCGGGGGAACCCAAAGCTCCTTTAGATCCATGAAAATATAATCGTGGATTTTTGAGCCCCTGGCCGTGGCGATCCGCAACCTCTCGGGTGGGATATGTTGCAAATCTACAAAACGGCCAAGGGCCTGTGTGACGGATGGGTTTTTAATCTCCCAGGTGCTCACCCTTCGTCCTCCGGTTCTACCTTCCGCCCGGCAAACTGGCCTTTGATCTCCTTTGCGAAAAACTTCCCGGTTGATTCGGCAAGCAAAAGGGAGATGTGTGCGGACTCCGGGACGTCGAAGTATCTCCAGATAACCCCATTGTTAAACTTAACCTGTAACTCCTGGTTCCCTGCATCATAGCCCACCCCTGCAATATAGCTCGATTTAGTCTTTTCAAACTCCATCTATACCTCCTTCCTCGATCTCGTTTTCGAATAGGCTTCCCTGCTCATCATCAACCCACGAAGTTGAAGTGTCTCGGCAACGGTCCTTTATGAAGTTGATACTCGTAGTCAGCTTGACCCTTGCATTATCTTCTTTGATCTTCACGCCGAATTTAATGTCTAACGCATCATCGCCCAGCTTCAAATAAGCCTGTTCCATTTCCTTTTGATAAGATTCCATTAGTGTCTTAATGCTCGCCTCAATCTGCTCTAAAACATTGTTACTGATTTTCATGCTTTCATCTCCTTTCCTTTTATTTTGGTGTGCAATTTTTCATTCATATTCTCCCTATCCAAAATCCGATTAAAAAACCCACCACGCCACCACTTATGGCACAGATGGCATGGGCTAACAGCCAACTGTAGCCGTCATCGTCATCGTCAATCTCGTTCAGCCGGTCATAAAATTGTTGTTCCGTTGGTTTTTTCATACATTCATCTCCTCTACATAATCTTCCATGACCTCGACAGTCGATTTAAGCACGTCTTCAGGAACATAGTGCTCCCAGATACTCATCGCCCCCAGTGTAAAACTTGTGAACTCCTTTTTCTGGCTCTCATTAAGTAATTGATGGGATAATTCTCGATGTACTTGTAATATTTTCATGTCGCCTCCTTTCAAAATTGTAAGTTGTTAGTTCCAAGATTTACCCACCAACGCGTTTTTTGCCTATCCTAAGGCCGGTATGTCGTGTCCAGGTATATTATAGTTTAATCCGGAATCGTGACATTAAGCCTTTGGGATATGGGCCGGAGGCCGCTCAAAGTCATTCGGCAGTGAGCAGCTTTTTCAAGTTGCCTATAATTAAATCATACTTTAAAATGCTTGTCAAGCATTTATTTCATTTTTTTTACTTTTTTTTTAAATAAAAATTGCTTGACAAATGCTTTACGCCTATGTTATTAATATATCATGGAAATTTCAAGACAGCTAAAATGGCAAAAAAACAAACGAAATCAAGGGCTTTGCATCGCTTGCGGAAAGCGAAAACTGTCAGGGCGGAGCAAACATTATTGTGATGTTTGCTTGGTCGCTAAATATTATGCGTTGAAAGAAAGGAAGAAAAAGAGGTAATCTATGTCAAAATGTAATGGCTGCGGTCAGGAAATCAAATGGGTGATGATGGCCTCCGGCGCGAAAATGCCGCTGGACGTTAAACCGGTGAATATGATCCGGGTCAAGGAGGGGATCGGCGAGGTGATTGAGGTCTGCCGAACCCATTTTGAGACGTGCCCTAAAGCGGGGATATTTAGGAAAAAGGACGGCCTGTGATTTGATAGGATAGAATCTAAGCGCAGCGAAGCGGAGCACAGCGAAGCATAGCACAGCACCTAACCCCATCTACGCCCGTTTCCGAGGCGTGCAACTAAAAAAGAGGGGCTTGTGGGGTGGTAAAAATGGTTGATTTTATTAAAGAGATAGCAGGGGAGTATTATTGTAATGCTCCCAGTGCTAAAGGTCAAAAACTTTGACCAGATCATGTCATGGAGACCTGGGAGGTTTTTTGTCAATGGTGTTATGGAGAAGATAATATTTGTGGAGTAGGAAATCTGATCGCTCTTGATCTTAATCGTTAACGAAGGAGTAACGAAAATGCAATACATTGATTTTCACACTGGCTTTGGGATGGTCATCGCAATCATCGGTCTTATCACTATTATCCTATGGATATTCATGCCCTGGGTCGTCATGCGGATCGGGGGAAAGGTAACAAAATCCACCCAAAACCTACAAGACATTCGGGATATGTTAAAAGACATTCTTGTTGAGCTGGAGACTACCCGGAAAGTTGATATTGAGCTGACCGAAGAGGATCGGTGTTAGGCGGCAATATCGGGCAACCTCCTTTTAAACGGGTTTGAGCGACATGCCCCCCGGCCCGCATTTTGCAAGTAGGGGGGTCCCTTTTTCAGTTGACAACGGAAATAATATAAAATATGTAGTGATAATGCAAATATTGATATTACAAAAACAATCAATTCTCAAGAAGCTCTTGGAGTCCCACTATCGTAAGATACGGGGGGTTGTCAATAACCCGCATACTCCAGGGGCTTCTTGTTTTTTGAGGGTTTGAAATGGCAAGGCCGGAACGCAAAAACGCAGATTATTTCCCGTTTTATGCTAAAGATGGGAGAACTTTGTTTTTATTGGAAAGTAAATACCACTGTAAGGGAACAGGGTTTTTTACGAATGTTATGCGGTTTCTTACGTTGGAAACTAACCACCACGTGAGTATCCAGGATGAAACCGACTCAATGTACTTTTTCTCTAAGTGCCATTGCGACTCAGAATCTGGTATTGATATGTTAGATATAATGTCTAAAACAGGTAAAATAAACAAAGAGTTATGGTCTATTCGGGTTATTGTTTCAGAGGATTTATTGAATAGTTTAGTAGACGCGTACAGAAACCGTAAAAACACCATCATAACCATACCAGAATTAATCCAAAAATACATTACTGACGTTAAAAACCCAGTTTCTGACACTGGAAACCCACAAGAGCCCGTAGTTTCTGACGTTAAAAAACCACAAAGGAAACTAAAGGAAACTAAAGGAAAGGAAATAGTATTATCCGCATTTCCGGAAAATGCGGGAAAGAAAGCGGGAGTTGCAACCGCTTTTCCGAAAAAAGCGGAACTCTCTGAAACTTTTTATCTCACCAAAAAGAAAAAGAAACTCACCGGATGGAAGCTCGAAACCTTTGAAAAATTCTGGATCTCATTTAATTGGAAAAAAGATAAAGCGAATGCTGCAGACGCCTGGTTGCAAATTCCGGGACTGACCCAAGATCTGGCAAATGAAAAAATCATACCTATGGCTTCTCTTGAAGCTGACAATAGACAGAATATCCTTGATCGGGGTGGCACGCCTAAATGGGCTCAAGGATGGATATCTGGCCGCCGGTGGGAGGACGAACAGATAGTTCAAACGGATGAATGGGCAGCATTTAAGGCCCGAAGGGAGGCGGAAATTAAAAAATGACCTATGACTTATTTATAGAATTAACGGCTAAACTCGCGAGATGGTGTAATAAAAACTTGAATGACACGCAAAGGGAAATTTATTGGGAAGCAATAAAGAAAATACCGGATAAAGCGTTTGAGGATATTATTGACACTTTGATCGGCGAAATTCCTCCAAGCGGAAAACTTCCTAAACCTGATGATATATCTCTCCAATGGTTCTATTGGCGGCAAGCTCACCCGGATAGCGTGACCCCTGAATATAAGCAAACATGGTGTAACGAATGTGACGGCGATGGTATTTTCTCTGTTTGGTATCAGGATTATATAGTCCCAAAAAATCAGATCCCACCCGGTAAAGACCCGGATAAATTCATTTCATGGTACAGGATGTTTGTGCCGTGCAGTAAATGCCAAAACTGGAAACGCCAATTCCCGACAAAAGGACCATGTCGTCCCAAGCGGTTTTATACCCGGCTCGATATTTTAAGTATGGGGTGGCGGCTTACAGATCCGTGTTTCGATAATAAAAATAAACTCCAAACTCCGCTAAAGAAAGACCTCAATCAATTAGTAGATATAGCTGTAAACGATATGGATGCCGAATTACTTCGTATTGAGAAAGAGGTTTTAAATGGAAAATAATGAAATAATTAATTACACCATTGAGATCCCTGGCGAACCTATTGCAAAAGAACGCCCTTATTTTGTCAGCAAAGACAGAAATGGGAAGCCTCTCCCTTTCGTCAAAACGATAAACAGACAAGAGGACGCCCAGACCGCGTGGAAGTTTACTGCGATGAAGTTTATGACGGAAAGCGGGATTGGAATGTATATCATCGAGAACGCTCCTATTGCCATGGGATTTACCTTTATCATGCCGGTCCGGAAAAACTGGCCGCAATATAAAATCAGGGATCTGCAGCGCGGTATGACGTTTTATCATTTTGTGAAGCCGGACCTTGATAACCTGATAAAATTTACAAAAGATTGTCTCCAGGGTATCTGCTACAAAAACGACAGCCAGGTAGCGATTTATGATCCGCCACCGGTCAAAATCTATGGCTTTGAGCCTAAAACAATCATCAGGATCCGGTCGTTACCGGAATTTGAAATGAAACGAGAATGAAAATGGCGGTAGAACATAGAATTAGAAAAAACGGAAAAGGTGAAACTAAACTGATAAAGCTTACAGCGCGAAGAGCAATTATCGAAAATTGTAAGGAATGTCTCGGTTTCGAAACAAATCCGAGGGAATGTACGTCTTATTTATGCGCATTATACCCATTCAGATGTCCGGATAAATCTCTGGGGAGGTAAAAATTATGAAAACATGTTTGATTTACTATAGAAAAGAACCCGGAAAAGGGCAACCTGCTCCGGATGTAGAATTCATCTGTTCTGATTGCACGCAAAAGTTGTGTAATGCCACTCAGGAACAAATTAAGGATTTATATCAGAAGGCGGTTGATAAGGGCCTTGAGGCAAAGGCCGGGATATTTAAAACTTTTATATCGGAGGAAGAGGAAGATGAACAGCGAAATCCAAAAAGAGACACTTCAAAACATACTTACAGAAAACGACCTTTGCGAGTTACTCGGAATGAACAAAACACAAATTTCGGTTTTAAGAAGGGAAAAAAAGTTACCCTTTATCAAAATCACAAATAGAAGCCGGTTATATTTTGAGTCAGATATAATCGAATTTTTCAAAAAAAACAGGGTAATTCTTAATTTGGGTTAGTGATCAAGAAAGATCATAACTCAAAAACCTCTTAAAACAAGAAATAACATACTCACAACCACTCAGATGTAGTTTAATTGATAGTTTTTTTTTAACCCATAGGATAGTATAGGTTTTAGTTTTAAAATGCTGCGAGCCAATGAAATCAACCTGGGTAAAAAGTATCCAGGGCTTAAAACTTCTATAGAGCTCCCAGGATCGAAATTGAGGGTTTTCTGACATCTTAAAAAAAATGCCTTGACAAATAGAATTTTTAAATATTAATGTATCAGTAACGCAACACTTCCACCGGGGCGGGGCAATGATGGGGTTTCCTCCTTTACCCGAGTCCCGTCCCCTTCCCATCATTGCTAATATGGAGCATAAATGGGTAAACCTGGCCGACCTACAAAATATTCTAAAAACCTCATCAATACCGCCCGCGTAGCCTATCAGGAAGGTTTTACAGATCAAAAATTCTGTAAACTCATCGATGTTTCACGTGAAACACTTTGGCAGTGGCGTAGACAATATTCGGATTTCAGCAATGCCATCCAGGAAGGAAAAGATTTTTTTGACAGCGAGAAAGTAGAGGTCTCTCTGAAGAGGCGAGCTCTTGGTTTCAGATTTACTGAAACAACGAGGGAACCGAACGAAAACGGACAGATGCAGGTGGTTAAGAAGGTCAGTAAATTAGTTGTGGCAGATACCGCCGCGATCTGCTTCTGGCTGAAAAACCGCAGGCGTGATAGATGGAAAGATATTAAAGCCATCGAAGCATCGGGGCCTGAAGGTGGGCCAATCCCTATCCAATATGTGGACGCGAAATGAAATCAGCGCGTGATATCCCGGTAACCAGAATATTTAAGGAAAACAGAAACGCAAAAAGTGGCGTCGTAATTAATCGTGGCGGAGCTCGATCGTCTAAATCTCATAGTTTAGGCCAGCTTTTCATTTCGGAATTGACTACCGGTAAAAATAAGTTGTTGCTCGTCACAAGGAAAACATTCCCCTCTCTCCGGATTACCGCCTACAAGCTCATTATAGACTTACTCAAGGAATATAATTATTACTCATTTTGTAATCACAATAAAACCGAGCATAGCCTAACATGGCCTTCTAATGGCAACTGGATGCTCTTCTCCAGCCTGGATGATCCTGAAAAAATCAAATCAAGCCAATGGAATAAAATCTGGATGGAGGAAGCTACGGACTTTACATACGATGATTTTCGTATTCTCCAACTCCGATTGAGCGGTCCACGCCAGGCTAATGAATATAACCAACTTTTCATGTCCTTTAACCCTATTGACGCTTTTCATTGGATTAAAACCCGATTAATCGACAAAGAATTCGGTATTAAAGAAATACAATCCACATATCGAGACAATCCCTTTTTATCTTCCACATACATCGATATACTCCTGGCCCTGAAAGACACCGATCCCAATTATTGGAAAATCTATGGGGAGGGCGAATGGGGGATACTCGAAAATATCATCTACCGCAACTGGGATACAATCCACCCTGATTGGTGGCCGGATAATTTCGATAATGTTATCTACGGCCTGGACTTCGGATTTAACTCACCCAGCGCCTTGATCGAGATAAGCATAAAAGATGATGAAATATATGAACGTGAACGGCTGTACGAATCCGGCTTGACAAATACCGAGCTTATTGAGAAATTACATGATCTGATATCCGACAAAAGCAATTATCTGTTTGCTGATACAGCCGAGCCTGCCAGGATAGAAGAAATAGCGCAGGCCGGATTTAACGTTTATCCGTCTGATAAATCAGTAAAAGACGGCATCGATTACGTTAAATCGCAAAAAACAATCCATATTCATCAGGAGAGCGAAAATCTGATAAAAGAGAAACGGGGATACAAATATAAGGAAACCAAAGATGGCCAGGTGCTCGATGAACCCTTAAAATTCAACGATCATCTCATGGATGCCGAGCGTTATGCACTTTATACGTTTTATATGCTGTTCGGCGCAGGCGAATCATGGGAAGGCTCTTTCGGTGTAGGCCAAACACTATCGAGCGGGGCGGATTGGTAAATGGGTATATTTAATTCAATACAACAGATATTCAAGAAAGCTGACGAGCCGAAATCATCTAATGTCGGCACACCTTCAGCCGGAGAGATAGGCATCCATGGCACTTCTCTTTATGGCACCGGGACTTTCAATCAGTACAATCCTGACGACCTTATGATCAATAAGGGCAACCGCGTCTATATAACCATGATAAAAGACGATCAGATCAAGCCTACTCTGCAATTTAAGATCAACGCTGTGTTATCCCGCAGCTGGTATTTCGATATTGCAACGGATGATAATGGCGAGCCCCGCAAAGACCATGAGGATATGGCCGCGCTATTTGAGCAGATTATAAATCAATGCCATGGCAGCTGGTCGGATCGACTTATCGACATTCTAACTGCTTTTCAAAACGGCTATTCGGTCAGTGAAAAGATATTCCAGCCGATAGATTATGATGGCAAAACGTACTGGGGCCTGAAAGACATTAAGCTCAGGCCATTCGAGACGTTCGATGGCGGTTTCCGGTCAGATGAACATGGCAATCTTTTAGAGCTCGTTCAGCTGGCAGGCGGGAAAGAAATCAAAATCCCTGTCTCAGCAATCATACATTTCGTACATCAGCCCGATGTCAATAGATTTTACGGCGAATCGGATCTGCGGGCGTGTTACCGCGCCTTTTGGTCGAAGGACATTACGATCAGATTTTACAATATTTTCCTCGAACGCCATGCGAGCGGCTTCATCTGGGCGAAAGTTAAAGGGACCCTGATCGGTAATGAAAAAAATAATCTTGAAGATCTGCTCAATAACATTTCTGCCCGCATGGCTGCTCACCTGCCCGATAAGATAGATCTGCAACAATTTCAACCGGTCAGAACCGATGCCTTTGAGAAGGCCATTGCGCTACATGATAAGGCTATCGCAAAATCAATCCTTGTGCCAAACCTCCTTGGCCTGTCCGAACAGGGGGAGACCGGCAGTTACGCTCAATCCAAGACGCAACTTAACGCATTTTTCTGGATTCTGGATATTATCGCAAAGCGACTGGAGGAAACACTTAACGAGCAGCTCTTCAGGCAACTTTCTGTCTGGAATTTCGGGACTGAGGACTTCCCGTGGTTCCGTTTTGAGCCTATCTCTGACGATCGAAAAGCAGAGATAGCAAAACAGTGGGCAGATCTTGTGAGCAAGGGCGCGGTGACAAAGAGCGAATCTGATGAAAGATACATCCGTCAGATCCTCGGATTCCCTGATAAGACGGAACCAGAGGAAGGAGAGGAAGAACCTGTAGCAGATGAATTACCGGCAGAACAGCCAACAGAAGAGGATATCGAAAACTGGATATCCGCGCAGCCTAAAGAAAAACAGGAGCATATCAGGAAAGAATTCGCCGAACGGCCCTGGCTAAAACGAATTGATTTCACGATCCTGAAGGCGACCCTGGATGAGCAGGACGGTAAATTCCTCGATGATCTAAAACAGAGCATGGCCGAAACCCGAGTAACGATCGAGAAACAAATAATCAATATTGTGCGAGATCGATCCCTCGGCAATGTGCAACTCAAGGAATTTCTTGGCCTTGGTATAAATAATGCAATTTTACGCAGGCTAAAGCAAGGCATCCGGAAAAACCTGAATCGCACACTCGAAGACGGATATGAACTTGCAAAGCGGGAATTGCCGAAACAGGTATATGCAAAAACGATCCGGCCAGGCCTGGATAAAGATCAGGTAGAAAAGCTCTTGGCCGCTAAGACCATGACGATTGCAGGGATAATAGAGGCCGATATTTTAAAGGCAGTCCAGCAGGTTATCGAAAATGGCATAAAGTATGATAAGACCCTGGCTCAGATTATTAAGGCGATATCCGAGGATACAACGCTGGTCGCTTTACTGCCTGAAGTCGATGCGGCAGGCAGAGCAATTAATGTGCCTACCCGCCTTGAAAATATCGTCAGGACCAATACCGCAGATGCGCTTAACCAGGCCCGTACGGCTCTTTTCGGACAACCGGAATTCAAAGGGTTTATCCTTGCATATGAATACAGCGCGATCCTGGATGACAGAACGAGCGATTATTGCGAATCGATGAACGGTAGAATAAGAAAAGACTGGGGCTCGGGCGCGCCTCCCGCGCATTATCAGTGCCGAAGTCTTTTGGTCCCCGTTACGATAATAGACGAATGGGACGGTAAGGAAAGCAGGCTCCCTAACATACAGCCACAGAAAGGGTTCTTTTGATAACGCTTAAAACCATAACAACTATCGAGCTATCTAACATCTGTAATCTGAAATGCTCATATTGCATTAACCGCCTGCTGGTTAAGCATCCGGCCAGGGAACCGGGCATCATGTCAGACCGGGTTTTTGATAAAAGCCTTGAATGGCTGCAGGAATTATGCCTCCGTGAGACACAGCAGGAGGTCAACATGAATGGCGATGGAGAGTCATTTCTGGACCCGCAGCTTGTCAAACGGATAGCGCGAACGAAAAAGATTATGGGCGAAAGGCGCGTATGCCTATGCACGAACGGAGTTAATATGACTCGCGAGGTCTGCCAGGGCCTGAAAGATGCGGGCCTGGATCAACTCGATTTATCCCCGCACTCTCCCGCGCACGCGCGCAAGGCAGCCGTTATCATGATAGAAGTGGGGATTCCTGGTGTGGTTAATGACGGCGTAATCATTCAATCCC